GACTTACCTGATGGGGGCAAAGTCTATGACAAAGCCCTTAGTTCTGGATACCTTGATTGGTCCAAATTGCCGAAGACATTCGGGAAGTTGGGATCCAAACAGGGCGTCCTCTTGGAGCAGATGTTCCTAGAGGCGTTCGACGAGGACGGGCGTCTCCGTCAAAGCGTTGACCCCAGCCTGGTTTACTTTACTAGACAGGTGTGTTACCTGTTTAAGAAGGTCGACCATAACTGCAGTGATGCAGCTATTGAGGCTGAGGTTAATGCCTTTCTAGAGATTGAGAACCGGCTCCGTGTCCCATCGCTAAGATGGGACTTGGATGAGGTAGATTTTACCTCGACCGGTCTTAGTTTCTTGGACGGTTATCGTAGTACGCCAGATCTTGTGTCGCACCGCGACACTTGTCCACGACCACTCTTGGTGGTTATGGAGAAAGTGTCCGATCAGATGATGAGTCTGTTCGGCATTTTCGATTGGCGTACGATAGACCCCCGTCATGGACCCGGTTCTGTGGCTGATGCAAGGCGTGGTACAGATAAGTATCTGTTCCACAACTGGCCGAGGAAACTCGACCGTATCTTTCCACTCGAGTACTTCGCTCGACATAGGGAAGATATACATCTAGATGCACAGGACGGTGGAGGTTATCCCTCCGTGACCTTTCGTGAAGCTCCGGCAAAGCTGATTGCTGTGCCGAAGACACTAAAAGGACCTCGCCTGATAGCATCAGAGCCAACGTCACATCAATACCTCCAAGGAGGAATGATGAAGTGGATAAGGCAGAATATGCCTATCCAACTGCGTAAGTCAATCGACTTTCTTTCACAAGAGCCATCTAGGGATGCTGCTTTGGCAGCATCTTTAAGTGGTGAGATTGCCACTGTCGATTTATCATCGGCTAGTGACCGTCTCTCTTGTTGGACAGTCGAGCGAGCATTCCGGAAGAATCCGGGTTTGCTCGAGGCGCTACATGCAGTACGCACTCGATGGTTGGTTAATTCCACCGGAGTGGGCGTGCAATTCCACATTTGTTTGCGGAAGTTTGCAGCGCAAGGCTCAGCAGTGACGTTTCCTGTTCAGTCTATCGTCTACGCATGCGCAGCGATAGCAGCCATCCTCTATGAGAATGGCAAGCGTGTCAATGGTAAAACCATTGGTCGCGCTGCTGAACAAGTTCGGGTCTTTGGGGACGACATTATTATGCCGTCTTCAGCAGTCCAGAGTCTAGC